AAGTGGCAAGGCTAGCCACCAAAGAATAAACATCGGTAGTAGCAGCCGATCTAGCTGTAAGCTCATAATCACCGGGGCGGTCTATCTCGCCTAGTCCAGAGTTTTCAGCATTAGCCCAAGTAACTAAAGGATCGTAAGCAGCCCAAGTCTCTGCCGCTGGAACTTCATTCCATTGGTCAAATAAAACACCAGAAAGAATTTCGTAAATCTGGTCTCCGTCAAAGTCTTTCGTTAATACTCCCTGGGTCAACACTTTTGGCAGTTTAGATAAAGCCCCTAAAGCTGTAACTGTAATATTCTGGGTTATGGCTGGCTCGCCTGTAGCCACCACGATGTCGATGTCTGAAATATCTCCGCCAAAGAGAGGCACATAGGTGCCAGTCGAATCCTTGACCTTGATTACGATTGAGTCATTGACATCGAAGGCAATAGCCGACTGGTCTAAGTTCTTTATAGTAAATCGGCAATACCCAGCAATAGGTTGGCTATAAATATCAGTACGGCCAGAAGTAATAATTAGATCAGATAGGACTAGGTTGGTTACATCGCCTAGCCCATTAACCTCTACCGCCCAGTCTGGTGTCCATAGGGTCATACAAAGGCCAGACTGCCTAGTGTGCCTCGAGCTGACGAATCGTTAAGGATGCTTACTATCTGTCGAGCTGTTGACTCACTATCGATTGCTCCGTTAACTGTGATATTAGTGGTTCCTGCACCTGCGTAAGAATAGCGTGGTACTGAAGGCGCTGTAGGGGTTAGAGACATTGGAGTCGAAGGAGCAGAAGGAGAAGTAGCGCCTGAGAATGAAGCGCCTGAAAAGAAGTTTCCTACAGCTGAACCAGCGCCCTTTACGGCATCGATGATTCCCTTAATGCCGTTATAAATCTTAGTAATGTTATCCACGAAGTTAGCGAATTGGTCGATGATAGTTGCAATTATTTTGCCAAGAGCCTTAAAGGCCAAGCCCAGAGTTTCACCGATTGCTGGTGCGACATAAGTTACTACGAAGTCTGCAATGTTTCTAAGAAGGCTAAAGAATGGGCGAAGTTCGGCATTATTAGAAGCCAGAGAATCTCGTACTGAATTGAAAGCTGATCGTAGGCCGTTAATGATTGGCTGAATAACCTTCATTACTGGAGCCAACTTATCGCCTAGATTAGAAGTAAAGTCCTGAATAGCAGGGATTACATTCTTAACTAAGGCCTCGACCATAGGAGTAATGGCATCGAGGATATAAGCGCCAACTGTTTCCTTGCCTTCATCGAAGGCTACTGTAAGGCGGGCTAACTTTCCTTGGAATGTGTCTGCTTGCTTAGAAGCTTGGTTCTCGAAAGTACCGGCTAATTTTGCTGTTATCTGGTCGAATGTAAGAGTCTTTAATTCAGCCTTATCAAGTCCTACACCCAAACGGCTAAGGCCTGCTAAATTGCCTTCCTGAGCCTTTGAGAGGCTTTCTGTGACCGCTTGGAGAGACTTACCGCTACCAGCCGCAATATCTAATGCAAGGGTCTGTAATTGCTGTGCTTTGTCTAAGTCTTTAGTGGCACGAGTCAAGCGATCTAACGATGGGCGAAGTTCATCATCGGCAACGCCTGTAGCCAGAGAAGTCTTAAGGATGTAATCCTCTGTAGCTGCTACTTGGTCATCAGTTGCTTTAGTTACATTGCGAAGCGTATTGGCTAACTTGGCTTGCGCTGCCTCATCCTCAATGGCTGACTTAACGCCGTCAATGGCTAACTTGCCTGCATAGGCTACGGCTGCTGCTCCTGCTGCTGCGAAGGCTGCTCCGGCTATCTTGCCAAACTTAGCGACCTTATCCCCGAAGGTAGCAACATCTTTATCGGCTTTATCGAGGCCTTTAGTAAAGTTATCGACATCGGCGAGCAGCTTGAGCGTTAAGGCTCTTGTACCTGTTGCCATTATGTCCACTCCTTAAGAATCTTATCGAATGATTCAGTCCATCTAGCCACGATCTGCGGTTGAATCTTGCGTAGCGTTGGATAGATAAACCAACCCTTAGAGCCTCGACCTTCACGGCCTGACCATACGGGGAACTGCCTAAACTTGTTAGAACCGAATTCTGAACCGCCCCAGATTGTCTTAGTGGTTGCGCCACCTGAGAACTTCTGGGAAGCGAAGCCGTAAGTAATCTCTCCGATACGGCTGGACTTCTTAACCCGAGAACCCTGAGCGATTCGGCCTGCGACCTTGCTGCTCTGGATTGAGTTAGCCTTCTGGATAACTTCATCTCGAGCAAACTCAGCTAGTGCGCCTGACTGGCGCTTGGCTTCCTCGTTGGCTTCCTCGCCCATATTCTTAAGAGCCTTGAATACTTGGCGAAGTTCCGTTTTATCGAAGGCAACTAATTCATCTGCCACGATTACGCTCCTCTAGTATTTCAATAGCTGTAAGAATATCCTCGGCACTTTGCCAATGATCCATAGGAATCTGAGTGGCTATTGCCAGTTCAACTAAGAGTCGGCTTACGCTTCCTCTTGGATGACTTTTGGGTCTCCTTCACCTACTTCAACATCGTCAACAGATTCCATCCATTGATCTAATGTCTTAGTCGGCTTACCGCCTGCTTCACGCTTCATGGCGCTGTGTGCAACATAAAGAATGTCCCACATTCCGCCGAACTGGGAGATGACCTTTTTAGTTGCCATTTCCCAGCGGGCGTAATCTGGCGGGCGAACCATGTAATTGGCTTCGGTTCCGTCTATATATTTAATTGTTATTTGCTGTTGCATTTATTTGCTCCCGTTTCTATTGTTTAGCTGAAGGTTTCTGTTACTGCGCCCTTTGAGACTTTGAATGTAAAGTCTACAGTCTGTGCATCTGTTCCGGCTCCACCTGCTGTTGGAAATTCAGGCATGATTGGGAATGAAAAAACTGCGCCTGTAGCTGCTGTGAGGCTGACTGTGATGTCTGTGTCTGGTGCTGACTCTGCTGCTGTCCATAGAGCTTCGCATACTGAGTTTGCCTTACCCCAGTCAGCAAGCATTGAAAGTGCAAATGTGCCTTCGATGTTTGTAGTCTTGTAAGCCTCGCCATCGAGAGTCTGGTATGTCTCGCGAAGGTTAGTCTTTGTTAGGACTGCTGAAAGTGCTTGTGCCTCGATATCTGTTCCACCTGTGAAAGATAGAGAAATATCGCGCCCTGTGATTACTACGGTTGCCATATTATTTTCCTTTAGTTTGTTTGTGTATAGTAGGTAGAAACTCTGATATCGGCCACCAATACATTGGAAGGGCCAACTTGAGTTACTGTTGGTTTTTCAACCGCTCCGACTGTGTACCCTGCTGGGATCACCTTCAGAACACTTATGACTAGCTGCTCGAGATTGTCGAGCGAAGCCGGGTTGCTGTTATATGCAACTGCGACTGAGATTACAAGATTGATTTTGATATGAAGCGTTGACTTGTTAATAGTCTCGAGTTCGAGATATGGAGAGTCCGGGACTGTAACCACGAATGGCACCATAGGCGCTTCTGGTACATAGGCATAAACATTGCCTGCAACGCTAGCGAAAGCTGTTGCTAATGGCTGGCGTACTGTGTCGAGAATTGTTGAAGCAGGCATTATTGCACCATTGAATCGGTGTCGATGTATGCCCCTAAGAGTCCTGATACGCGGTTAAAGAGACTGCGCCCTAGGCGGTAAGGGCTGACATTAGTAAAGTCGATTCCCTCGATCTGTCCACCGGGAGCGATGCGAGACTGGAATACTTCTACCGACACAGCTAGAACGGCTGACTCTACTGCGCTGTTGCCTACATAAGTAGCTGCGCCTGAAAGAGTTGCCAAGCCTGATGGAATTACTTTGCGCTCTGTAATATCAGCGTTTGTAATTGAGACTGTAAAGAAGCCGTTAAATTCTCTGTAAGAACCATCTAGGAAAATGCGTGAGTTGGATCGTAAAATAAATGAATCATAGTCTAGGTTGCTAGATTCTAGGATTGTGAAAGTTCCGTTAAATGGGGAGCCTACGCCTGTAACGACTACGCTCTGACCCGCTGAAAAGTTATTATCGCCTAGGACATAATATGTTGCAATGTTATCTTGAAGCGCCACTACATCGATAGGGCTTGAGTACTTAACCAACATAGGCAAAATTACGGCCTCAGCTGTATCAATTACATCTGTTAAATATGCGTCGCTATAAAGAGATACAGAGACGCCAAGGATTGACCTTAGCTCTGCTACGGTGACTATCGATGCCATCTCTGTATCCTCTCTGTTAAACGACTGGGGGAGCCACCGGGAGCAGCAGCTCCCCCATGATTAGTTTGTGACTACGCAACCATGAAACGGTAAGCGCCTGCGCCAAGCTTTGTTGCTGTTGCGCCGTAGCCGTAGTATCCAACTTGAACCTGACCTGTTGAGATGAGGTTTGTCTGGAGTGATAGGCGTGGTGACTCGTACCAAGTGTAAGCATCTGGGTTGATAACGATAAGTGAGTTATCTCCGAGGCCTGAACCATCTGTTAGAGCGCGTGATACTCGAAGGTTAAGTCCGAGAAGGTTTCCGCGAATTGCTGTTGCAGTTAGAGTTCCGCCAGCGTTCTGTGGGTTGATTGTCTGTTGGAAAATTGGGCGATTTGAACCATCGACCAAGCCCATTAGAGCGCCCCATTGTTCTGGAGATACGCAGATGTTTTGGGCAAATCCAAGAGTTCCCTTGTAGATAGAAACTGCTGCATCTGACACGAAGTCTGCAACAAGCGCACCTGTTGTAAGTGCTGCGCGGTTTCCGCCGTCTGTTCCGCCGTTGACCATTGCTGTTGCAACTGCGTTATCTGTTGCCTTTGCGTATGCGTATTCCATTTGGCGTACGAGTTCAGCAAAAAACGCTGGTGATGAGCGATCTAGAAGCTCGAGTGAAAATGTCTGCTGTCCAATGAACTTCTGAACATTGACAGTTACAAACGCTGCGTTCTGGTCTGTCTCTGATGGTGTTCCGCCTTCAGATGCAACTGCAACTGTTGGAGCAACTGTGATCTTAGGAATCTCGAAAGACATACCAGCATCTGGTAGAGCTCCGCGAGAAATTGAATCAATGAATGGGCGATCAGCGTTTGAAATGCCGTTGATTACCTCTGTGAGTTGACGAGTTGGTACGAGACCAGCGTTGTCTGTGACATCTGCTGCTGCTGCAACATACATCTTTGATGTCTCGTTGCCTAGTGAGGCGCGGACTGAGTGCTCGAGATAAGAAGCCTTATCAACGATTGGGTTACGAACTGTTGTTGAAATGTAAGGTGCTGTTGCAGCCTTTACTTCAACGCGTGCAGCTTCTACCGTCTCTGCGGCAGGAGCAACTTCTGGAACGGTAGTGTCTGACACTTGTTCTCCTTCTGTGGTTGATTGTGTTTCTTTCTGATCTGTCTCAGAAACTTCATTTTCGACTGCCGCTACTTTCGCGACTTCTGCGCCCGGGATTGCACCGTCTGTTACGAGGCTGACCTCGATTAAATTAGATGCGCTAATGGCCATTACGCCATCCTCGTTATTCCAGTCCTCTACATCGACTCCAACGCTGAAATCTGAGCGAAGGCCTGTTGCAGCTTCCTCGAGGGCATCGTTACCGGCTGTTGTCTTTGCGATCTTAAATTCTGCTGTAATGCCTGTTTCATCCTCTGAAAATGAAACCATCTTGCCAAGTGGGCGAGTGACATCGTGCTGTAGAACTAGTTTGATGTTCTTAGCCATTGTAATTGAATCAGACTTGAACATAGTGCGGCCTGCTGATGTATTGCCTTCAGCGTTCCATGTCACAATGCGGCCTGCAATGATGCGAGACTCTGTATCCGCCGCTGTAATGGCGTATGGCATTGTTATTTTCATCGGGTCTCCTTGTTATCAATTAGATCTTCTTCTTCTCTAATCTGCTCAACACTCATGGCGCCAATGCGATTAAGAATCTCGTATACCTGAGCGCGCTGTAGAGCATCTGAGCGCAGGAATTCATCTAGGCTAAATCGAATCTCACCAGTTGACGGGCAGAAGTCCGGCATAGATAAACGCTGTTCAATAGCTGCAAGGATTGGCTTCATTGAGAAGTCGATAAGTGAACGGCGCTCTGAAACTGAGTTGCTGTAAGTCATGCTGGTTGTTTCTGCGCTTACAAAATATGCAGGAAGGTTGCAGGCGCGAGCCAATTCCAGAGCGACATATTGACGAGCTTCATTCAGCTGTAGTTTGGCTGGATCGATGCCCAACGCCTGCAATTCAACATCTGCGTTAAGGAACGCAGTTGACT